GCAAGTGGTGTTCAAGCAACAATAAACACGTTGAGTGTTACTAATCCAAGTGCCACCGTAATACTATCATATAACTCAACAACATATCACGGAAGTAATTTAAATTTTGTTGTAATTGAAGATAGTACAGGTAAATCAACAACTTTTAATATTTTAACTTCAAATGGTAATGCTAAAGTTGCAAATATTCAAACATATAAAATTGCATCTGAAGGATCTTCACCGGCACCAACAATATCAACAGCAATAAACGGTTCTAACATAGAAGTAAGAGTAACAGATACTGGAACTTTTAGTTATAAAGGATATGCTCAATTATTTTAATATATGGAATTTTATATAAGACAGGGGGCATCTGACCCTATACTAAAGATGAAAATGATTGATGACGGTAAGAATGATAAATCATTTTTAAACGATCTTCTTGAAAACTCCGACATTACTTTTGAAATGCTAAATATTAAGACAGGTGAACCAGTTATATTAAATAGTGGATGTTTGTTAACAACCAGAACTAAAAAATATAACCAAACAACTGATGAGTATTATATAACACATAGGTTTACCGAATCTCATACTGCTGAGATTGGAAAATATGAAGGTATAATAAAAGTTCAATTTTTAGATACAAATTCTAATCCGACAACAAAATTGCTTTTACCAATAAGAGAGAAACTTTATATTAATGTTATTTAAACATTTGTTGCGTGGTACGCGTAATCATGACCGTTTGTTTCTATTATCTCTTCGTCTTCATTATTTTTTACACTGTTTGCTTGGAATTTAACAACTTTTCTATTATGCTCAACCCATCCTTGATCAACTAGTTTTAAACTATCTTCAATATACATAAAAAATGGATCTCTGTTTATTTTATTCCAAAATAAAACCTCACTATCTGCTAATGTCATTACTTCATCATAACTATCTTGTCCACCTTCTTTTAAAGGAAAACCAGAAGTTAATTCACATTGGGTTTTAGTGAAATATTGTCTTTCTTCTGGGTGTTCAATTAATATAGAATCTCTAATTTCTGGTTTGAACACAACTAATAGAGGTTCAATTCTTTTATTAAAAATACTAACATATCTAGCAACATTATATTCACCTGTTAAATCTGGATTGTTCACAATTTCCTTTTCTGGTATCATGTAACAATTTACTTCGATATAATCTGATGGCATTGGTTTACCGTGCTTTGCAATATATTCTTCTTGTTGTTTTTTTGTTGGTTTAGATATTTTTTGAACATCTCCGGAACTTTTTTTAGTACCATTATTCACATAATATATTGTGTCACCTAATCCGGCTGGATGGTCATTTTGTAAGATAAGTTCCATGTGTGCTTGTCTAGACATTAACGATCCTGCCTTTGTTGTTTTTTTTATGTGTTTTTTATAATCAGAAATACTTTGTTTAACACGCGATTTGTTTGCTATTTTAGATAACGGTATTTGTTTATTATAAATTTTATCAAACGTTTCATAATAAAACTCTAAAAATCTTGGACCATCACCATCTAACAAATATTTTAAACCATCATCCAAGAACTCAACAACATATTGTTGCAATTTTTTAGATTTAATCGTGTTACCTGTTAATTTTATTTTTTCTTTACCTTTCTTAATTAATTTAATGATGTAGTTTTTTCTAGATATATTAATACATGCGGGTGCTGTGTAGTCAATATCTAAACCCATTTCATTTCTCATGAAAATATCATTAAACTCAGCCGTATCTGCGGAGATACCAACATATTCTTTATTTTCTTCAACTAATTCATTTAAACCTTTACCAATATATTTGTGATCATCAATATCATCGGGTGTTGAAAAGTTAACACCATCAGTATCCATAACCAGTGGTTTATATCCTTTCTTTTCAAAGAACATAATCATCATTCTTAAACATTGTCTACCAACACAAGTGATTGTCTCACCCATATTCATGTCTCCCCAAGGAAATACATGCGGCGCAGATAATGAACCAAAATACGCGTTAATAAAAATCTTAATTGGTAATTGTTTCCGATCATACATTTCGGCAAGCACTGGATTTTTATCTTTATGTTCTCCCGCTAAACGCTTATACATGATACGAATATTACGGAAATATTTTAACATAGATTTTTGTACGCCCATAATATCACAATCGGGAAACACATCATAAACAAGTTGAATTGATGGGTATAGTGACGCATAGTCAAACTTAACAATGTTCTTTGCGTAACCAACATTTAATAAACGAGACAATCCACCTGTGATAGCCCTCTTGGTATCTCTCGCAGGAATTGCTAAATTATTTTCATAGGACCACGCTAACATTATTATTTTCCATAAGGTTGCTGTACCCATTGTTGCAATTCTCTCATATGTTGTAGGTACGACTTTAGAAAGTAAAAATGTTGATTGACTAAATGAATCATCAACAATCATAGTTTCATATAAGTCATCGTCTAGATATTGTTCAATTATTTTTCTGCCTGGCCAAATTTCAAATTTACCTGGAAATTTTTCTAACAAACCTTCTGTACCTGGTTCACCGATTTCTTTATAATTTCCTGTTTTTGGGTTTACATAATAACTTCCATTGTCCAAATATATTTTAGATATTTTACCACCATCAACATAAACCCGATTAGGTTTTTCCTTTTCCAAATATTGTGTAATATACTTCAGACCCCAAGATTTAATTTCAGAGTTAATTGCTTGTGCCCTGCGAACGCCGTGCGCGATATCAACAATACTAAAACCCCATAAGACAAATTGATTATATGGCTCAACCTCGTTCGCTAATTTCAACATACCTTCTCTCATCTTAAGACCATCGACATCTGTATATAATCTAGATTTTTCAGAAACATTTATTCCTAAGATTTCTGCCCTTTTAACTATAAATGGAAAGTCAAACGATGCTGAGTTGTAACCACCTAAGATTGTTGGTTTACTTGTTCTTATTATATCAAAAAATTCTTCAATACATTTTTTCTCGCCATCTTCGCCGAATGCGCTTAATGTTTTTTTAAAACCTTTGTTGTCCTTAACACCTATAAGAATTATCTCGCTACTTTCTGGTGATAACCCTGTTGTCTCAATATCGAACACCATTCTGTGTACACCATCATAATCGTCAATTCCCTTAAATAATCTTTTTTTCTTTTGAATTAGATATTGTTCAACGGGTGATAGTATTGTGAAGAAGGGTTTATTGTCTTCGTGCCAAGGATCTAAACCACCTTGTTTAAAAAATTGAATAAGATCTGTATACGATTTAATACTTTTTACAAGATATTGTAAACCATTTTCTAATCTTTCATTTCCGCCGGTTTCTAATTTTTCAATAAGAATACCATGCTCGGCCATTTTTCTTTTTTGTAAACCTTTACTTCCACTATAAAAATTTAAGCCGCTGAGATCACCAACCCATAAAAATGGGACAAAAGAATCTTCTTTTACTATTTTACCCTGTTCAGGGTCTTGTATGATTTTGTAAATTGTATTAGTTCTATAATCGTATTCTAATCCAACGATATAATCCTCTGGATCTGAACCATTTAAGAAACTCTCAATAACTTCTTGAGATATAACTTCCGACATAATTTGATTTTTTTGGGTGACCTATTGTTCTCACGAATAGTTTCGTGATTTGCCTTTCACCTAAAAATAAGTAAAATATCCCAAAAAACCAAATTTCTTTAAATTACGTTGTAAGGGTTGTTGAATGGACGATACTTTAAGGCCTTGTTTAAATTTTCCGCCTCGTTACCTTTTCTTTCCATCATTTTTTCTGGACGCATTCTTTCTAAACGTTGCATTAATTCTTCTTGTAGTTTTAATTTCTCGTCTTTTCCCTCGGTTAATAATGAAGTATAATCTAATGAAACTTCACTGTCTGGAACCTTAAGAGCGCCTGAGAATTTACCATATATTCTACCTAAAGATTCTTTACAATATGCTGTAAAATATTTTCTAACCCAGTTTTGCGCTGGTCTATTTAATTCATCCCAAGCCAACTGTTCAGTCATAACATCTGAAGGTAATTTAACTAATTCTTTGTTTTTATCTGCACATGTTTCAGCGTCAACACTGTCATAATACCAGTACCAAACCTTATAATTGTTTCTAGATATGTTAAAAAAGTCAAATCTACCTCCAGGAACATTATATAAATGGACGTGTTTTACCCCATTTGGTCCAGCGGTAATTCTATATGTTAAATCACCACCAATCATTCTGTTTTTGATATTTCTATCCTGCATTCTAAGTAATAGGTCGTATGCTGGTAACATAAAATAGGAACCTTGTGAACCCACTTGAGCAAATCCACCAATTCCACCAAAACCAACACCACCTAAACCACCAAAACCACCTAGGAACGGATCAACAATTGAATCAGATAACTCTGGCCTACTGAACCACAATAGTTCATTAATTTCCCTACCGGCTGGAATTACATACATTTGTTGACCACTAACTAAATCAAAATAGTCCTTCTTTAAGACATTTGGTCCGTTTGCTTGTAAACCAACAATTTTAGAATATGCGTACGAATATTGTGTTTCAAAATCTAAACTTCTGGTTGTAAAAGCCCTAGATAACGATTGAGTATCAACATCAATACCAACAAGCGAGGACCATTGAGATTCAATTAACCAGTCATTAACCAATTGTTCATATTCGTTTATGGCTAATTCTACAAATGTGTCCATTTGTTCTTCGGTTAATTCCACCCCTCTAACTGGCATACCCAATAAATGTAAAACCTGGGTAAATAATTTTTCTTTTTCAGATGCGCTAATTACGGTACTCATACTTGCTTTATTCCTATAAATACATTATTTTTGGGATTATGGATATTTCAGATGTTCTATATAAGACATTTATTTTTAGTACCACTAATGGTTTCGATTTTCAATATTCTAGCGCTGATGCTGAGAAAAACGGATTTAACATTGATGAGGACCAAAGGATAGTTACGCTCACTATTGTAGATGTGGAAGACAAGAATCTTCCAAATATGATTGAGGAATGTTATTCCCAACTACAAAAGTGTCTTAAGTAATTCAGAAGCAAAGGTGTCACTAAATTCCCCGTCTCCCATTACCTGATCGATAATGTTTTTCTTCTTTTGTAAAATGTTATATATGTTAACTTCTATAGTATTTTCAAAAACTGGGTAATAAACTAATACACTATTTTTTTGACCATACCTATACGCCCTGTCTTCCGCTTGTGAGTGGTGAGCCGGAACAAAAGAAAGGTCATTCATGATTACTGTCTCAGCCGCCGTTAACGTGATACCAACACCGCCAGCAATAATATTAGATATAAACACCTTTATTTTGTCTTCATTCTGAAACCTGTCAACACTTTCCTGTCTTTTTTCTTTAGACATCCTACCATCTAATACTACGGAATTTTTTTTGTATTTTTCTTGGATAGCATCTAATGTTTGTGTAAAATTAGTAAACACAATGACCTTCTTGCCTTGATCTAGACATTTGTCAATTAACTCACAGGTATATGGCACCTTTTCAATTGAAATTAATTGTCTTATCTTCATTAACCTATTAATTGTTACAGTTAAACTTTCGTTTTTTCTACTTTCTTTAGAAATCCTCATAAACTCTTCTAATTCTTCGTCATAGAAGGTGTTTTTTAATTCTAAAAATATTGGTGTTATTATTTTTTCGGGTAAATCAAGTATGTCTGTTTTTAACCTTCTTAAAACTAGATTCTTTGTTCTTTCTCTTAGTTCGTCCAGGTTTGATGATCCGCTTGTGTTCCATATTTTTTTACCACCCACATTAAATTGATACCCTTTACAATATCTTCTAACGAATGCCTGCCAGTTTAACGTCAATGGAGAATTTACAATGTGTAATAAATTAAAATAATTTATTGGTCTTGATGTCATTGGAGTCCCTGTTAGTAACCAAACCTTTGGTATCTTTGCAAGAATATCATTTAATAGTTTTGTTCTTTGTGCAGTTGCGTTTGAAATATAATGTGCCTCATCAACGATTGCTAAATCAAAACCCTCGTTCATTATTAATTTATACGCTTCGCTATCTTCACTTTTATCTGTTGTGTGAAAATTTTTTAAAATGTCGTAGTTGATAATATAATAATCAAATGTTGATCCCCATTTTTTACCTTCAATTAAAAGTATTCTTCTATCTGTGTAGTTTTTAATTTCTCGTTCCCAGTTAATTTTAAGCGAAGCCGGACAAACTATTAATATTTTTTTTGCGTTACTCTCTAAAGACGCAATAACAGCCGCAGTAGTTTTTCCTAACCCCATATCATCAGCCAAAATATAACGATTATTTGCTAATAACTTTTCAATCGCTTCTTTTTGATGATTCATCGGTGGTCTTGAATCGTATTTGGTATAATCTATTTCTCTATTTAATTTTTTCTCTTCAACAATTACTGCCGCCTTTGGTACCCACATTGCTTGTAGTTTATCACTTTCAATAACCTTACCCCAAATATGAAACGCTTTATCTGTTTCACATAAAAGTTTTTCAGCCCAAATTCTATATGGTGTTTCGGACATACCTCTATCTTGAGATAACTTTTCAGCAAAGGTTATAGCAATACCAAGATACTTTCTAGCAATCTTTGGTGTTACTGAACTAAATTTTATAATATATTCTGCTTGGGTTCTGGTAATCTTAAATGTCTTAGCATTTAACTTACTTTTCCATTCTAATATTTGGTTGTTTGAACCATCATAGTTTTCCAGTATTTCCCTCGCTTCAATTTCTGGTATCATATTACCCATAGATATCTAATATAATCAAATACAAACACTTTCTAAACTATTTATTAGGTATGGATAATAAACTACCAATCACTAGATTAAGTAAGTTTTTCTCAAATGAGGACTTTGATTTACAGATACAAATGGGTCAAGAGTACTTACATGGAGATCTAAATTTAAAATTAGTACTCTTTAGAGTTGATAGACAAAAGACAACTAAAGATGACGTATATGGTGAAGTGGGTGTTGATGAAGTTAAGTACTTTCCACCTATTGAGTTTAATGCTCTTGTTCAAATAGAAGGGCCAAAAAACAATTCATATAAAAACGGTTTATTGAGATACCTTGAGCCAGGTAATATGTCAGTTTCTGTATATATAAAACATTTGGAGGAACTAAATGTTGAAATAAAATATGGTGACTTTATTGGATATCCTGAAACAGAAAATAGGATGAGATATTATACTGTGGTAAATGATGGTAAGGTAACTTCGGATAACAAACATAACCTATTTGGTCAAAGACCTTATTATAGGACAATAATCTGTGCTCCGGCGCAAGAACAAGAATTTAGAGGGGTATAAAATGGCAGTACCAAAAAAGAAAAACGACATTAACGTATATACAGGTAAAGAATTATTACCTAGAAGACAACAAATTTTAGATAGTATAACTAAATCTGACACATACTTACCAGACCCTGTTTTACATGATGATTTAGATATGGGTATGCTAGAATTTGTTAAAAACAACTTAAAGGTTGTTAGTGACAATAAGCAAATACCTGTTATTCCAAGAATATTAACAATACAAAGATGGTCGCAAGTAATGAATACTTGGGAGTTCTCTGATGAGGATAATAATTTAAAGGTCCCATTTATTGGTGTGATAAGAAGACCAGACGTTCAACCAGGTACAAATCCGTCTATACAAAGAACAATACCAGAAAGATTACCATTTCATTATGCAACTGTGGCTACATGGAACGGAACACAAATGGGTGCTGACGTATACAAAATCCCACAACCGGTTGCTGTTGATATTACTTATGATGTTACAATTGTTTGTTCTAGATTGAGAGAACTTAATAGATTTAATAAAGTTATTATGCAAAAATTCGCTTCTAGACAGGCGTATACTATGGTGAAAGGTCATTATGTTCCGATTGTCATGGATAAACTAGAAGATAATTCTCCGATAGATCAAATAGATGGCCGTAGATATTATTTACAAAATTATACTTTCACATTATTAGGGTTTTTAATAGATGAAGAGGAGTTTGAGGTTAAACCAGCGATAAGTAGATCGTTTTTATTGAATGAATTTATTGAAGGTAACTCGGGTAAAAAAACAATTATTAACAAATTGATTGAGTTGTCTGTAATGACATTCATTGCTGATGGTATGCAAACACAATTTAGTGTTGGTGAAAGTATCGGTATCTTATTTAGCGTTACTGTTAATGGTCTTATCCAAGAAAGGGATGTTGATTACTTTCATATTGCTAAAACATCTAAGGTAACTTTTGACACAGCCCCTTTTGAGGGAAGCACAATCATTATTTCATACTATAAAGGTAACAAAGACACATTAATTGACAATTATGGTAGAATTTTCAGTGTTTCTACGGAATATTTTACTTATGACGGTAATTCTTTAACATTCCAATTACAAAATGAAATAAGTAGTATCATAAGTTTAGATGTCAATGGTCTTCAGGAAGAAGAAAATCAGGGTTTTGATATTACCAGTAGAAATGAAGTAACACTTAACTTCTCTCCGGGAATAAACTCAAGAGTTGGGGTGACTTATTTGTATTAAGTTTCACCATATATATCCCTTTTCTTAGGTTTACAGGTTTCCTCTACAAATTTTTCTAAAACCTTGTAGATTTTTAAACCGTGCCTGTCACAATACTCTTTTAGCATTTCATGATGCTTTTCACTAATTTTTACGTTTTTTGTTGTTGCTTTCATATCTTAAGATAAATAATGATAAAATAGGATAAAATACTATCTAAATACAAAAAACTTGAGAAATCTTTGATGAAAACAAAGATATTTATTAGTTAAGAATAAAATTTTTTTAACCAAACAAATTATCAATGGCAAATTCAAACAAAGTTTTCGTTTCTCCAGGTGTGTATACTTCAGAGAAAGATTTAACATTCGTGGCACAGAGCGTGGGGGTAACAACACTAGGTTTAGTGGGCGAAACATTAAAAGGCCCAGCATTCGAACCTATTTTAGTTGGTTCCTTCGACGAATTTAGAACTTATTTCGGTACAACGTCACCTGCAAAAGACGGTAATGACAATCCAAAATATGAGTTACCTTATGTAGCAAAATCATATTTACAAGAATCAAATCAATTATTCGTAACAAGAATATTGGGTTTAACTGGGTATAAACCAAACAAATCTTATGGTGTTAAAACCTTAGGTGGTATGATGGTTGGTGATATCCAAACAGGAACAACAACAGGTACTACAATAGTTAGTACTACAGGAATCACCGGTTCAACATTCTATACAGAACTTTCAACAAAAACATCTGTTGATGGAAACACTATAACTGAATATATTTTAGATAACTACAGCACTTATACATCAGGTAATACAGGTAACTGGTTTACAATTGGTGTTGTTCCTAGTAGTGCTACAAGCGGTTTAACTGGGACAGAATTAAGTTCACCAATCGGTGGTTTTAACAATAAAGAGTGGTACAACACATTCTCAAACTTTACTGATAAAGTGTATTCTTACCTTTTTGTGTACAATCATGGCACAACTGCATTTAATGTAACTAGATATCAATATACTGCAGAGTTAGTAAATGACGATAGAGTTGTTTGTTTAATGAGATCAAGAGGTTCTTATAACGGTAACACTTTAGTACATAGAGTTACTGGGACAACAGATGTCACAATTTCAAGTTCTGATATTGCAACAGACCCATTAGCAGAATTTACAATTAGCGTAGACGATATTAGCGGTGTAACTAGAAATTTTACATGTAGTATGGATACAACTTCAACAAAATACGTTACAAAAGTATTAGGTGTTGATGTATTTGATAAAGAAAAAATTGAAAACCCAATTTATGTTCATGAAACATATCCAAATTTAATTAAGAACTTGTTCCAACAAGGTTTAATTAGAGGTTTACAAACAAGTGTTGAAACAATAACTGAAGGTAATGATTTCGTAAATGAATGGGATACTCCTGGATCTGCAATGGTTGTTTCAGAAGTAAGAGGTGGTAGAGTATTTGATTTATTCAGTTTCTTAACTATTTCTGATGGTAATGCAGCGAACTTTGAAGTTAAAGTTTCGATTGTTAACATAAATTTAGAAACAGGTGAATTTGATTTACTTGTTAGGGATTTTAATGATACCGACGACAATATAGTTGCTCTTGAGAAATTTTCAAGATGTTCAATGAATCCAGACGCGGCAGGTTTTATCGGTAGAAAGGTTGGTACTTCTGATGGTGAATACGAATTAAGAAGCAAATATATTATGCTTGTTCTTGCAGACGGTTTCCCAACAGACGCTGTTCCTGCTGGTTTCAAAGGTTGTATAACAAAGTCAATGATCGGTGGAATGCCTTTCAAGACAGAATATTATACTGCTGGTGATACTATTTCATATAATGCTGACGGTTCTCCAAATACTTCTAACGGTGATAAAGTTAGAAAAGTATCTTTAGGTATGTCAACACAATCACATGTTGTTTATGATAGAGACATGTTTAAATTCAAGGGTATATCTGCTTCTGAAGAAATTAAAGGTTTCCACTTATCTGTAAACGCATCATCAATAGTTGATGGTAATGGCGACACAGTTTATGAAACAACAAATTATGATCTTGAGGGACAAACCGGAACAAATAATCCATTGACCGCGATCGCGTATCGTAAATTTACAATGCCTGTATTTGGTGGTTTTGACGGATGGGATGTTTATAGAAACGTAAGAACTTATGGTGATTCTTATATTTTCGGTAAAACAACATATGTTGCAAATCACACAACAAATGGTGGTGTATTCAGTGATTCTGTGGGTAACTCAGATTACTACGCATACTTACAAGGTATTCAAACATATGCTAACCCTGAAGCAGTAGATATTAACTTATTCTCAACTCCTGGTATTGATTGGTATAATCACGGATCATTAGTTGCTCAGGCAATTGATATGGTTGAAACAGATAGAGCGGATTCGCTTTATGTTATTAACGCGCCAAATTTACCAACATCACAAGAGATCGTTGATGAATTAGACGCTGCGTCAATTGACTCAAACTATTCAGCAACATACTGGCCTTGGATTCAAGTAAGAGATGTTGATAACTCAACTCAAATTTATCTTCCACCAACAGGTGAAGTTGTAAAGAACATTGCGTTAACAGATAACGTTTCTTATCCTTGGTTCGCAGTTGCGGGTTATTCAAGAGGTTTGGTTAATTCAATCAAAGCATTTAAGAAATTAACACTTGACGAAAGAGATGATTTATATAAAAACAGAATTAACCCTATTGCGACATTCTCTGATACTGGTACAATTATTTGGGGTAACAAAACTCTTCAAGTTAGAGAATCAGCGTTGGATAGAATAAACGTAAGAAGATTATTATTAAGAGCAAGAAAACTTATTTCTGCTGTCGCAGTAAGATTGTTATTTGAACAAAATGATGATCAAGTAAGACAAGATTTCTTGAATTTAGTAAACCCAATTTTAAGTAGCATTAAGAAAGAAAGAGGTCTTTATGATTTCCGTGTAACGGTTTCTAACGATCCTGAAGATATTGATGCAAACACATTAAGAGGTAAGATTTATGTTAAACCAACAAGATCATTAGAATTTATTGATGTTGAGTTTATTATAACACCTACTGGGGCTTCATTTGATAATATCTAATAAATAATAAATGACAGATGGGGGATAGACACAATATCCCCCATTTTTATTTTTACTACCTTTAAAATTTCTCCAATTATTCTTTTAATCTTTATATTTATCCATTAAGAAGGTGGTGTTTAGTTAAGTTGAGAATTAGAGGATTTGTAAAAAACTACGAAAAAAAATCGACATAATCAAGTACCTACCCGAAAATATCTTATTTTAAAATACGATATATTTATAATAAAGCAAATAAAAACAAAATTTAAAATAACAAAACATGGCTGATTTACTAATGAAAATGCCGGTTCCATATGAGCCAAAAAGGAAGAATCGATTCATCTTAAGATTTGAATCGTCTTTAGGTATTAATGAGTGGTACGTGACTTCCACGGCTCGCCCAACTGCAAAAATTAACTCGGTAGCAATTCCGTTTTTAAACACATCGACATACGTTGCTGGTAGATTTGAGTGGGATGAGATCAAAGTAACGTTTAAAGATCCTATCGGACCTTCTGCTTCTCAAGCACTTATGGAGTGGTTTCGTCTTCATGCTGAATCTGTTACAGGTCGTATGGGATATGCGGCTGGTTACAAAAAAGACGTTTATTTAGAAATGCTAGATCCAACTGGTGTGGTTGTGGAAAAATGGTTATTAGAATCATGTTTCTTAACAAACCTTAACTTTGGTGATTTGGCTTACGATCAAGACGCTTTAGCAAATATCGACGCATCTTTAAGAATGGATAGATGCATACTTATTTACTAATTTTTACATAACTTACTGATAATCAATTCGTTATCTCTGATGTTCCACGTGGAATACGGAAATAACGAATTTTTTTTGTATAAAACTTTACTTTTAGGTAGTTATAGTGTAATCTTAGTATATGGAAAACTTTAAAATCGACCCGAATATTTCTTACGATGTGGTGACTTTACCATCTCAAGGAATCTATTATCAAAATAAGAAAAAAACATTAAGAGTGGCATATCTAACCGCAGCAGATGAGAATATACTGTCGGCACCAAATTTATTACAGACAGATACGGTTATTGAAGAATTATTAAAAAGAAAGATATTAGATAAAGACATAGATATTGAAGAACTTGTTGTTGAAGATAGACAAGCAATCTTAATATTTTTAAGAAATACTGCTTTTGGTACTGATTTTAAATTAAAAATTACCGACCCTAAAACAAACGAGATTTTTGATGCTGACGTAGATCTTTCAGTATTAAAAATGAAGGATTTTAACCTAAAAACCGATGAAAACGGCGAATATTCATATTATATGGAAATGTCTAAGGTTAATATATCGTTTAAATTTTTAAATAATAAACAAGAAAAAGAGTTAGATAAAATAAAAACATCAGCAACAGGCAATACTATTGCGCCAATAATGACAAAGAGATTAGAGATGACGATTCAGTCAATTAACGGTAATAGAGACAAATTACAGATTTATGAATTTATTCAAAATTTACCAATAAAAGATTCTCAAAATTTTAAAAAATTTATTGCTGAAAATAAACCAGGCCTAGATTTACTTATCGATATTACAACCCCATCAGGAGAAATTGTCCCAATTTTTGTGGACTTTGGGGTAGAGTTTTTTCGCCCTTTCTACGGACTATAGAAAAAATATGATGACAGAAATGTTATTTCTAATTAATCGGAATTTTACATATACCGACTTCCTAACTATGCCCACACACGAACGCAGATACATTATTAACTTTTTAATTGAGAACGAAAAAGGTTAATTTCATATTTATATAAAAACAACCATAGATGGCTCAAGATTTTGGTACTATACCTACCAGCGGATTAAGTGAAGCACAGAAACGCCTATTACAGACCGCACTTACCGGTAACGCAACCCTTACCGCTAGAGATCTTGAAAAAGAAATTAATAAAGGGTTAAGAGCAGCAGCAGCAAGTTCTGCAAGTGCTACTAGTAGCACTAGTGCGACCGGCGGTACAATTATATCTACAACAATAGGTAAGGCGTTAGGTAGTTTATATGATAGATACGAAGGTGAAGCGTTTAGAATAGGTAAAGATAGGGTTGCATCAATGGTGCAAGAGTTGACACAAGGTACAACGGATTTTAGTGCAGCCGCAATTTTAAAAAGTTTAAAAAAGGAATTAAAAGCAAGTATTGGTGAGATGACAACCGATATGAACAAAATCGATGATCAGATCATTAAAATGATTAATCAAAACTCGATGTTTGTCGGTAAGGTTGCCGAAGGAATGAGAGAAGAGATGCGCGATGTTTTACCGTTGGCGCAAATCATGGGTGTTAGTACTGAAGATTTTTTAAGGGGTGCACAAAATATGTTTCAGGCGCAAGGTAGAATGGTTACGAATAGTCAGGAAACATTAAGTAGCGCTGTAACAGTAGGAAAGGCGTTTACTGAAAGTGCTACTGACATAATGGAAAATGTTGAAAATTTTAGAAATGTCGGTATTGGTTTAGCGGATGCCGCAAACGATATTGAAAAAATTGGCAGAAGAAGCGCTTCTCTTGGTTTAAATGCTAAAGAAACCAGTAAAACATTAATGGCTAATTTAGATAAACTAAATCAATATGGGTTTAAAAATGGTATCGATGGTTTAGGTAGAATGGTTCAACAAGCACAAGCGCTTAAAATTAGTATGGAAACGGCATTTAAACTTGCGGATAAAGTTTTTGACCCAGAAGGCGCTCTTGAATTAACAGCAAAGTTGCAAGTATTAGGCGGTGCATTTGGTGATTTAGGAGATCCAATGAAAGCACTTTATGACTCAACTAATAATGTTGAGGGGTTACAGGATGCATTTATACAAGCAAGTGCATCTTTAGCAGATTATAACGAAGAACAAGGAAGATTTGCTGTTACCGGTATTAACTTAAGAAGAGCAAAAGCGATGGCTGATGCATATGGTGTTAGTTTAAATGATGTAACTAATGCAGCAACAAAAGGCGCCGCTAAATTGCAAGCAATGGGTGAATTAGACATGTTTAGTAAATTCAGTCCAGAACAAAAGGAATTTGTTTCTAATATGTCACAAATGAAGGGTGGTAAGATTGGTATTGAAGTACCTAAATCTATGATGGAAGAAATGGGAATTAAGGATTCTTTTGTTGAATTAGGTAATTTAACCGGAACCCAAGTTGAACAACTCAAAAAAATGCAAGAAAGTGTTGTAAACATGACTACTGAAGAAATTGCGATGGAGCAAATGAACACCACAACAAAAATGTTAAATACTATCACCGCAATTAAAGATGGGCTTATGAACACAATATTTAAAAACACAAAGCCAGCAAGAGATCTTATGAAAGGTGGAGAAAAAGTACTACGAACTTACGGTCCAGGTAAATCTAATGACCTTATGGATAAAATAAAGAATGGTGGAGAGTTTTTACAAGAAATGATGGGTCCAGATGGTCTTGGTATTGATTTTAATGATATTCAAAACCAAAGTAAGGAGATAATGAAAAAAATGAAGGCCTCAGGATTAAGTGGTCTTGATTTAACTAATTTATTTGGTGCAACAACTAAAACAGAAATATCAAACCCTGCATTAAATTCTAGAAATAGTACCGCAAGAGTTGATGTTTACCACCATGCTTCTGACAACGGAGTTGCTGGATTTGTTAAAGCAATGAGAGAGAACCCAGCATCAGCAAGAGACGTAAACGATGCGTTTGCTAAAATTAGTTACGGATCACAGCAAGAAGATATTGTAACAACATAATCAATTATTCATTGATTTTTAAAAAATATCTATTTATTGTATAAAGAATAGATGCCAAGTAATTTAGATTTTGATTCTAGTAGAGACGGTAGGGGGATACCTAACGCAAAAAAGGGATTTAGGGACTTTTTATTGTCAAAAACATTAAATGCACCTAACGGTCCACAAACAGCGACATCCTCAAACTATAGCGTTAATACACTACAAGAATACGCAAATAGAGATCTTGGTGATGTTACAAGCAGTAACAATTTCGCATTGAGCGATAGTTTAATTAAAACACAAACGACCAACACATTTAAACCAGAAGAATTTTTCGTTAAAGAGAATTTAGAGGTTTTACCAAGAAGAGCAAATCTTAGTTTATATCCTTATTTTCAACCATTAGATAATAGAACATTGGTTGGTGTATTATCAACATCAAATTATGATTCAGAATCCGAATTAGCAAAATTTGCATCGAATTATATTAAAGTTGAAAAAGATGGTCCAATTTTCGCTAGAATTACTCAGAATTTATATTCAGCAACAGTTGGTAGAGTTAAATTAATTGATGCGTTAAACGGTAATACAAATACTGCAATTAATTTAATTACCGGTAGAGAACCTTTAATTGAAAAAAATTATAAAATAACTGTAGCAAAAAGTTTACCTGGTAAAGCAATTGATTTTATACAAACAGTCGCTGGTGTAGAATTCCCTTGGTCAGAAATACCTGGAGATTATTTAAGTAATCCATCAAATCCAATAAACTATAGACCAGAAGCAAAAACTGGAGCAGGAAAAGTTTGGCAAGACGTTACAGGTGTATTAGGTTCTTTAATTGGTGTAGAAAGAAGACCAAAAAAATCTAGAAAACCTTCAGATTTATTAATCGAATATTCTAGCCAAGGTCAATTACAAACACTATATGATAATTTATCATTTTCAAAATATAAACCAGATTATACATCTACAGGTAGATCACAACAATCTTCAAAATTATTCAATTTCCCAAATCAAATAGCAAAAGGTATTAAAAGATTGATTGGTATTGAAGCACCAAATGGAAATGCATATATTGGTGACGATAGAGGTGATGACGTTACTTTTACAACTAGCGATGCTAATGGTAGAAAAACTAAAAGTAGTTATTACTTAAGTTTACTTTTTGATCCAGTACAAACAAAATTATTTCATAATGAAAAAAATATTAATGAAGGTGGACAAATAGGTGGACCATTAGCATGGGTTAGTAAAAATTCGAATAAAAAAATTAGAGGTGAACACAATGCAGAATGGGAACGACAAAAATCTAGATTTGAAGAAAGTGTTTCAATATCAAAAACATTTAGAGATGATTCTATTTTAGGTGAAACACAAAGAATATTAGATAGCATGCCAACAGATGGTGGAGAAGTAAAAACACATGTTGCAAATGTTATTGATCAAACAAGTAGAGTTTTTAGAGAAGGAGAACAAATGTTATCTAGAGGTTCAGCAATCAAGTATGTTGATAAATTTTCAGGTGAAGAAAGTGGTATAGAATATTGCCGTGTTTGGACAAAGGACAGACCATATATGACCATGTCTGACACAATGAAAAGAACGGGTTTAATTAGAAAATTTAATGATAGTGTATTAGATAAACCATGGAATTTAAACATCGCGCCAATGTCTAACGGACAAAGCGGTGGAGGAAGTGGTGGTAAAAATGCTTTAGATGCTTTTGCTGGATCAACGAACATTATTAATGGACAAGCAAAAAAATATATGTTCTCAATTGAAAACTTAGCATGGAAAACATCTAATAAAAAAGGTTTTCAAGTTCAAGATTTACCATACTGTGAAAGAGGACCGAACGGAGGTAGAGTAATGTGGTTTCCACCATACGATCTTAAATTTTCAGAGAACAATAGTGCACAATGGGAAACAACTAAATTTATTGGTAGAACAGAACCTATTTACACATATCAAAACACAGAAAGAAGTGGATCGGTATCATTTAAAGTTATTGTCGACCACCCTAGTGTTTTAAATCTTTTAGTAAAAAAGAAGTTTGAAGGAATGTCCGATGCTGAGGCAGATAACTATATCCATGCATTTTTTGCTGGATGTGAAGAATTAGATTTTTATGAATTAATTAGAAAATACCGAGAACTAGATTCTAATGATATTGAAATAATTCAAGAATACCTTTCATATTATAGAGACGGTAAAATAAATGATGAATTTGCTAGATTAAAATTCACTAGAACAGCAGGAGAAACAGTAACCTCAAATCCAAACAATTTAACACAAACTAGCGACCCTCAGTTAGGAGGTAGTAATGTTGGACCAGGTAACCCGACATCATCAGATAAATCTTTCGAAGGAGATTTATATTTTGCAAACGATCATCCATTTCCTCAAAATACTCAATACGCCACAAATGATTATTCAGAACAATATTCATATTATGTTGGTAAAAAGACAGAATATAAAAACTATCTTACTTCCGGTATTGCAAGTATAACATCATTACCAGATTCAAACAAGAAAAAAGCAGATAGAAAAGCATTATTCGGTAAAGAAACAATTACTGCTTCTGAAACTGGAACCACGATGAATAAACTTGATGATGCATTTGTTAAATTAGATACAAATTATGCTAAATTAACTGGCGTTACACAAACAATTAAAGCAGACGTAGAAGCGAAGAAAGCATCTGAAGTAAAATTAGAAATTCAATCATCTACATCATTTGTAGCGGATGAAAATTATAATATTTTACTATCATTTAGAAGAGCACATAGTGTTGCGCAGTATGTTTTAAAAACAATCTCTAAAAATAATACTGCTCCAACAATAAAATGGAAAACTACTCAAGCACAAGCAAAAGCACAAAAACAAGTTAAAGAAGAATTAACTTTTTCATATCAAAGTTTAGGTTATCCTGAAGATGTTAAAGGTAATGTTGTAATAAGTTTTACCATGTTAGGGGAAAATGCAACAGCAAGTGATTGTGGTAATGGGTTAGATTGTCACGGAGTTACTTTTTATGATACTAAAGGATTAAAATATGCCGCACCAATAACTTTCTTATGTAGACACACAAGCGTTAAATTAAACTATAAAACATATGAACCAGCGGACGGAACTTCTAATGTTACTCCTGGTGGTGATATACTTTTAGAACAAAACCCAGATCCTACGCTAGAAAAAGTGTATCCGGATACTATTGACATTGATTATGAAAAAACAATTGTGCCAAAAAAACCACCTTTAGATGCATTAAAGTATATAATAATGAAAATTCTTTCAGAATGTTTTTATTTTAAAGTACTAGAAGATGCATCACCTGTGGCGTATAGTTCAATAAGAGAAAAACTAAGATACTTCCATCCAGCATTCCACTCAATGACACCAGAAGGTTTAAATGCCAGGTTGACTTTCTTACAACAATGTTTAAGACCAGGTGATACAATACCAATCAAAGGTATTGCTGATGAAAATAATTTAGATGCTAGAAACACAACATTTGGTCCACCACCTATTAGTATTATTAGGATTGGTGATTTCTTTCATTCTAAAATAATAATAAGAGATATTAACATTTCTTATGAGGAAGGTCTTTTAGATTTAAATCCAGAAGGTATTGGAATACAGCCAATGATTGCAACTGTACAAATGCAAATATCTTTTATTGGTGGACAAGGATTAAAAGAACCTGTTGCCAAACTACAAAATGCTTTAAGTTTTAATTTCTATGGTAATACTGAAGTTTACGATCATAGATCTACTGCAACAGAAGATAGAAAAGAATTTAACATACAACAACTAGAAAAAATATTAAAAGGACCTGAGATGGGTGCTAAAAAACCCGAAGTAAGTCAATCACCTAATAATCCAGTTGATGGAAAATATATAGGTACGACATCACAAAGTGGAAATACATTAACAGTTAATTATGACACATACTTAGTTAAAAAAGATACAAATATTAATGATTTAACTAAAACATATTTTGATTCAACTAAAACAAGATATAATGAATTGTTAGTAAAATACGGCGAATTAATTTTACCAATGTTTTTTTCTCCTTTATATAGGTCAAAGAACAAGGTTGACGTTTATGATTCAATGACAACAATGACACAAATAGAATTAATTGGTGTATATGATAAAACTAAAACATTTACTAAATTAGTTACAGATTTTAACGATGCATTAAAACGTAAAGTTAATTCATTTACAAGTATTAGTACTTTCTTTGGTTTTGATTCTTTCTTAGTTGATTATAAAATAAAAAGATCTGATGATATATTAAAACCATATATTTTATCAAGAATAGATCAATTTATTGCTGACCTAGGAGGTGAAAAACTAGATGGTATTGAAAGCGGTAGAAATAAAATTATTGACGCAATTGATAGATTAAATTTTGTTTTAAGTACAAATGGTAAGGATGGTAAATTAGATAAAGACAATGCCGTTGGTATACAGTTAAACAGTTTTGTACCAGGAGATTTTTATGATAGGTATAAAAAGACAATTGAATTCATTAAAAAAGAAAATCCAGAGTCATTTACAAATGATTTAGACACCACAATAAATTTTACACAACTTTCTAATTTTACTTTTTCCGATAGCGTTTTTACAGATTTAATGGGAACAATATTAAAAGATAAACTAACTGAAATTGAAAAAGTATATGTTGATTCTGCAGACGACAAGTTCTTTACAAAACAAATCATACACAAGATCACTAAAAGAATAGATAAAATTATCATCAAAACAAAAGAAAAGAAGATAAGATATTCCATTCCAAATTTAAAAAATACTAAACCAGCGTCTTTTGGTGCTGTGGATTACACTTTAAGTGGCACGGAAAAAACTAACCTTAAAAAGATACATGATTCTGGAGATAAAAGTGACAATACTAAATTAAATTATTATCGATGAACTCATATTTCAATAGATACCAATTTTTTGTAGATGATGAGGAACATAAAATTGTTCCAGGTGTTGAGATACCCTTAAAAGGTACCGACAAGTTTATTCAATACAAGAAAGGAAAAAACAGATTAGATAAAATATCACAAGACAACTACAACACGCCATTATTTGGTTGGTTGATTTTATTGGCTAACCCAAGTTTGGGTTCAATTGAATTTGAAATACCTGATAATTCAACATTAAGGATACCATTTCCTCTTATTAACACTTTACAAGATTATAAAAGAGCGGTAGAATTGTATAAACTATATTATGGCGAGTAACAAGATAAGCACTAACGAAAATATACATGTTAGGGTTGACCAACAAAATTTAATATTCATTGATCCAGGTACTGTTGTTGACAAAGACGGACAACTTTCATCTAGAATGATTGAACATGAAAATCTTGTTATGTACGTAAATCTTGAAGCAGACCTAATACCAAGAAGTACTTTGTTTTCAGAAGGCGATAAAAACACTTTAGTTTCTATTGCTGGAGGTAGTTTAAATTTTCTTAGAAATAATATTGGTAATGAATTTGACACAACCTGGACAGAAACTTTTGTTGGTTCAGATGCTAAAGACAAAGATGGTAACATATTGAGTGGAAACACTTTAAACCATGATCCTAGCGGCCAATCGTTTGGTTTTGATAGTATTAATATTGTTACTAAGGGTGCTAATGCAATACCTGAAGTAGCAATTAACTTTATAGACGTTAGGGGTAAAACTCTATTTGAATCTCCAGATAACTCGCCATACCAAGCGTTCTTTCATTTTCCTTGGCCAATATTTTATTTGACAGTAAAAGGTTATTATGGTAAAGCCATAAGATACCGTTTACATATGGTTGATTTTAAAAGTTCATTTAACGCTAATACGGGTAACTTTGAAATAACAACAAGATTTGTTGGTTCAACATTTGCATATTTAAACGACATATTATTACAAAATATGTTAAGTGCGCCATACATGTATATGGTAGAACATTCAGACAACTACAAAGAAAATACAAAAACAGGTTACGTTGAAAAAAAGATATCCAAAACAACTAAAGGGTATTCTATTTTAAAATCTGTTTACGATTCATATAAACAAAAAAAATTAATTCCTCAGGACTTTCCCGTAAAAACACTTAAAGACCTAATAATGACCGCAGAATCTGCGGAAAGGTTATTAGAATCAAAAATATTTGAAAATAAAATCGATTTTAGGGTGTTAGGGTCTGTTAAAGCATATGAAAATATATTAACATCATTTGAAAGAGGAATATCTGCTTGGGGGTCAAGTTATTTAAATCTTAATAAACCTGAAGATTTAAATAATGATGGTGTTGCTTACTATCCATTAACCAAAGCCGCTAGTGAAGAAGATAAAAAAGGGGGGTTTCCTAGTTTAAGTAGTATTACTGGAAATACCGGAACCGCATTACAAAAAATTATTAACGATTATAAGGATCAGGCCTACAACAACGAAGCGTTTGGTGAAAAATTAAATAAAAATTTAATTAAGGATAAAGATATTAAATTAAATAAAATATCATTTGATAAACTTGCGAGCGCTATATCTTATTATTCACCAGAAGGTGGAAAAATAAACATTGCTTTTGATAAATTAAAAAGCGACATTGATTCTATCCAAGATGAGTTTGTTAAACAAAGAAACGAACTAGAAAACACGTTGGAAACCAAAATGAATGAAATCATTCAGAATGACAATGATATTGGTATCGGTTTTAAACCAACAATCAGAAATATATTTGCAGTTATTTTGGCTAACGCAGATACATACATTAGATTAATGAAAGACGTTCATTTTAGAGCAATACAAAGTGCCAAAGAAAGACAAAGTTTATTAACTAAACAAGGTGTTGTTGATAATAAGTCCGAGGGCCTTTATCCTTGGCCTCAAATTAAGAAACAAATTAACGATAACACATCAACAATATTATATCCCGGAGACAAACAAATTGCTAAAACAATAAAAGCAAATGATCCAAATTTGTGGCCAGAAGTTGAGTTTATAGAATTATATGAAGCGGTTGCAACAAAAAGAGTTGACCCTTTAACACAAAATGAAATTGATATTAGTAAGGTTAACTATATTTTTGCTAATGATCCTGAATCTAGAACAACAAATAATTTATCCACAGTATTAAATTTACTTGGTACAACACCATACACAAACAAAGCATTAAACAGTTTATTATTTGAAATAAGTGAGAGGGCATTCTATTCAACATCCTTTGAATCATTTTCAACAAAAGCAATACAAAATTTAGTTACAAAAGAATTTGAAACATTATCTAGTGCTTTACAAAACGATTCAGATATAAAACAAGGTTTAAAAGGACCAATTTATAATGAATATATTCAATCTGGTAAAACTTCTTATGATAATATATTATACAATTATTCACCATTTGAAAGGTTTCCATACTATACAGATAAGTTACCAACAATAGATTATATAAAAGAAATTGTTGATAGAGATTTTTCAATTGAAGAATATTCTAAAATACCTAAAGTAACTTTTAGTGGCGAAGGTTATGATGATCTTAAAAAAGATTTAAGTGAATACGATGTTGCAAATTACAGATTATCAATATATCCGTTTAATACCAAAACATATTTAAAATATCTCGGAAGACCAAAAGCAGATAAATTAACTAGAAACGATTTTAATTTTAAAAACATTTTAAATGTAAATGAAAACGGTTCATTTATAAGCACAAAACCAGATTCTAGTTTATGGGTTAAAGATGGTGTTTTAGATACTTTCTTTTTACAAAAAATTGGATTATCAGGAACAAGTAGAAATATACTTAATACCCCATACTTTCATAAACAAATATATAATGATTTTTTTAAGGGTGGAGATGTTGGTAGATATGCTGGCTCCGCTTATTTATTTTTAAATTCATTACCGTTCAAAGATTTAGATGACGACCTTGTTTTTAATAATGACAGTAAGATATTAATGTCTTCTCTTTTTAGAGAAATAGGATCATCACACTTTATACCTTATCCTTTAATTTTAAAATGGGGTTCAATTTACCATAGGTATAAAAAATACTTACTGAACGGCGTTGATATTATTTCTGGTTTAACTACACCGATTGACACTTCTTTATTTTATGACAATAGTTCTGGTACCACTTTTACATATGGTGGTTATAAAACACAATTAAGTGGGTCAACATTTTATTCATCATATGACGATGGTGGAGGCACACCAACCCCATCAGGTCATACAATAGGTGTATATCCTTTATACCAAAACATTTATTACCAAGTTGTTAATGGTCATGTATTTTTTAATCCAGGAGTAATATCTGGAAGTGAAAAAACAGGAATATTAACTTTGAATAGTGCTATAATGGCATCAAGTTTTTCTAGTGTTACAAATGACGATATATTAAAAATAATAAAACTAGAACCAAACGTTGACCATGGGTTTACTATGAGTTTTGTTGTAGATAATAGTAAATTAGTTAGTACTGATACAAAATATACCATTTTACCTTCATTTGGAAATTATCAATCAGACAGGATTGGTGAAATTATTTCTAATTATAAAAAACTTGAACAAGATTCATTTAAGGTTTCTTGGGCGTTAGAGGAAAATCAGTTTTTCCCAACATATAGTGGAAATACATTACCAACCTACGGTGAGAAATTTAAATCAATATCTGGATCAACCACAGGTTCTTTAGTTGGTGAATATTCTATTGAAAAAACAAAAAGAAAAGTAGTTGATTTAATTGCCACATTCAGCCCACAAATTCTAGATGAATTTGAAAATATGTTTTTAGAATTCACAACTTTAAAATTAAATACGGATAGTGTATTAAACACAAACAGTTATAATTATAATTCTTTTCAGGATCTATTAAAAGACATTTCATCAGTAAATAAATCTGATGTTAATTCATTAGATATTAAAACAATAGGAAGAATTCAATATGACAATCTTAAAAAAATAACCAAAAAAATATTAGATGAAAAGAATCTAGTTAAATTAACGATCGGTAACCCTAAACAATTAGATAACTATACGTTATATGGCGTCGCTGGGTTAAACAAAAATTATTCTGATGGTGAATTTGATGCTGCACAAATAAGTGGTGATAGTTTAAATTTAATTAAATTATATATTGGTGAAGACATGGATTTATTATACCTAGATTATTTTTCAACAAATAATATAGAATTAAATTCGGATAACATTTATTTACATAGAGAAATGGCCAGAATTTATGCTGGTTATGTGACAAATGAAATATATTCTAATAGTGGTTTTACCGCGTCAAATTCGTCATTTAAACAATACTTAAAAACAAATATTATAACGCCGCAAGAACAAAGATATCAAGTATTTTTTACAAACTTAATGACTAAAATATCTAAAATTTCTATAGAAGAAGTAACAACAATGACGGTTTTTGGTGGCTATAACATGGATAAAACTACTAAAGTAGAGTCATACAATTTCTTTAAAGAATTTAATGATAAATGGATCGGCGGTAATTCTATTGGACAAAGAAATTTACTAGAAGAATTTTTATTTATCGATAGAGCGAATAAAGACATAGGTAATGATCTTTTTCTTAGTTTAGATAGATTAAAAAACCTTGCTGACGCAAAAAATGCTAAAGCAAGTTTATATAGTGTGATATCAATGATGATTCAAGGTAACAATATTGACTTTAGACCGTTACCTGCGTATGTTAATTTTTATGGAACTAACTTTACTGATAAAAAAAGAGTAACACCTTCAAATACAGTTGCTAGAAATTTGTTTGGAACATTTTTAGAAGTTGATTATCAAGAAGCATCACCTAAAATGATATTACAATATATTGGGCCATCATCAAAATATCTTAAAATGTCTGATGTAGATTCAAAAGGTAAATTATCCAAATTTAAGAATGATGGTGCTGATATTAGAAACACAAACAAAAATCCATTATTATTAACACAGGAAGTTTTTTCAAATACTGATTTTAGTAAATCAAACAGGGTTGTGGCATTTGAGGTTAACTTTGGCGATCAAGCACAAAACATTTTTAAAAGTATTTCATTAGATCAGAGTTCTAAAACACCAACAAGTGCAACCTTTGCAGCATATGAAAATTTAGGTAGATCTGCAACCGGCTCCAATGTTTATCAAGTAGACGTTAATTTATTTGATGTGTATAGAACTTACGCATATTCCTGCGAAGTTGTTGCAATGGGTAATGCTATGATACAACCAACAATGTATTTCTATTTAAATAATATACCAATGTTTGAAGGTTCTTATTTAATAACTGAAGTTACACATACGATTAAACCAAATTATATTGAAACTAAATTTAAGGGCGGTAGAATACCTCAGGATAGTTTACCAAACATAAAAGATAGTTTTGTTAGTGCTTATAGACCATTATTTGACAAAATATTAAGTTCAGCAATTAAAAAGAAACAAGAAGCGAATCCAACAACTACAACATTACAAACAATTAAGACAGAAAATGGATTAACCTTTGAATATGATCTCGGGCCTAAAGTTTATGCTGGTGAAAAAGTAGTGGAAGAGAGTGGTTTTTCTTTAGGTATTCCATTTAACGGACAAAACGGAGAAAAATACATACAAAAAGTAACAATCGATGGCGAGGAATGGCTAAGAACTAGAGTTTGTAGAATGGGTGGTCCAGAATATTCACCAGATAACACAAACGAAATGACTGTTATCACAAAATCACAAACAAATAGTGTAATAACATGGGCTCAAGTTAAAGATTACACGAATATGTATTATTCAACTAAGTTTGACTTCTCTAAGGTTAGTGCATCCACGTTAGCAAACTCCAAAATGCAGTTTTATAACCCAAGTATGGGTAAAAATACGGGAGCAGACGGTAAAAAATCAAATCCATTGATTTTACAATCAAATATTAACCCGTCAGCCAACAAATATGACGGACCAATACATAATGGTGCACCAGCAAACACATACGGAATGGCTATGTCAAGACAATTAATGGACGCACTTAACGTTTCACCAGGTCAAGTTATCTATTTTAAACCATTATAGTGAAATTAATATCTTTTGTGGATATTTATATAAAAAACAATAACAATGAGCAATTTAAACAAATCGCTAGATCAGTTTTTAAACCCTAAAGTTATTAAAAATGTAACTGAAGACGGTAAAGAACAAGAAGTTTGTGATATGCAAACAGGTGAATGCTATACTATTAAATCAAAAGATGGTATTGTGGAAAGAATAAATAAAAAATATATTACCGAAGACGGTAGACAATTATTACAAGATTAAAACCATGTTAGAGAAAAAACTACTTGAAGAAGTTCAAAGATTTAGAAGCATCAATAAGAATGCTAGTAACCTAAATGAACAAGAATTACCAGGAGCACCGGCCCCAGCGCCCGTTCCAGGAGAAGAAGACCAATCATTTGACGCAACTGCGCCTACTCCGCCACCTCCGCCAGGAGGAGACGCTCCAGCACTAGACCCATCTGGTGATCAAGCGCCGGCGCCAGGGGGAGATGCACCAGCGTCAGACACAGAAGAAATTGATGTTACTGAATTAGTTAACATGACAAAAAATATCAAAAGTGATATGGAAGCAACTAAAGGTGAACACAATTCTGTTTTACAAAAAATGGATGATGCTTTTAGTAAACTTTCTGATTTAGAAAGCAAATTAGCACAAATGGATCAAGTGTTAATTAAAATTGACGAGTTAGGAAGTAAGATTGAATCAATGAAACCAGAAACCCCAGTTGAAAAACTTGAGATGAGATCTTTGGACTCTTACCCATTCAACCAAAAACCAAATGACTTCTTCACTGTTAAACAACAAGAAATGAGACAATCAGGTAAAAACGAATATGTATTAACTAAGGGCGATATCGAGAATTATTCAAAAGATGAAATCGCAAAAACATTTAACCCAGAAGAAGAAGATGAAATTAAGTTCTAACGTACAGTTTTTAGTTGAAAAACAAACCCAATTTAGAATATTACATTGGCAAACCAAAGGATACGCTAGACATAAAGCATTTGGTGAAATTTATACAAATTTAGATGATTTAATAGATACCTTCGTTGAAACAGCAATGGGAAAACAAGGTAGATTTGTATTAATGGATAGCGATAAAACCATTTCTTTGGTAAATCTAAAAGAATTAGATATCGTTTCGTTTTTACAAGAAATAAAAACTTATCTAATTGATATAACTAATGACGTTGATTCTTCAAAAGACACTGATTTACTTAACATTAGAGACGAAATGCTAGGAGAAATTAATAAACTGGCTTACTTATTAACATTAGAATAAAATATAAAAAAAATGATATCAGGTTCAGCAGCAACATTAGGTTCAGATTTAACAAGACGTTCATTATCATATGTTAATGATGTGATAAGCGGCGCAACATTACAAGGACAGTATAGTACTTTTATTGATGAAAGAAACATGGATGATAACATGGCCTATATATTAAGAAATACGTATGGTTATAATGTTTCTAAAAGAACAGATATAATGGGTTCTTTTACAAATTATTTAATTAATTGGGGCAGCCCAGCAGAAAGTTCAGGAACAATTTTATTTAATGGTCAAGACCCAACAAATAATGGTTCATATGTATCCGCACCTAAAGAAACTATTGTTAACTGGTTACCAGGAACTGGAAACTTTACAGTTGAATGGTTCCAATATCAAACAGTATTAACATCACACCCAAGAGTTTTCTCAATTGGTCCTGATACC